GGATGATCGGTGGACATAGTGTCCACTGAATCTGAATCCAGTTGACTCGAATTATGTAGTTCGATTACAACAGGATCCCCTGTCCCCGGTTCCGGGTTCCCACGTATTTGTGAGAAACCCAGGGTCTGGGAGAATGGATCTTCGACACTGGAAAAGCTTAACGCTTTATAAAGTGATGACTCCAAACTTAATACGTCCAGATATCTCTTTAAATCGTTTAAAGAGACTTTTGTTGTTTTCTTATACCCCGAAAGGAATTCGAAAACAGACTCCTTCGAACTTACAAGTTTAAAGGAGAATGATGTTCTTAAGTTTTTCATTAACGAATGGAGAGCCTTGGTGTTGCTCTTATCCATTATGGACAGTCTATGCACTAACTTAGTGTCTAGTACGACCTCATCCACGGCCAAATTAAACTCTAAGAGATATTTAATAAGGTCTTGGTTAATGATAACCCTAGAAGATTCTTCTGACGAAACATCTACAACTACAGATGGAGTGTTTAAGCCTTTTTCGTAAGAGGCTTGCCCTTGCTCCATCCTCTTAGCCATTGTGTTTTCAATACAATGTATAGCTAAGAGATATTGTAGTTTGACAGGTTCAATTTGATTTTCCCGGCAAAAGTTCCAGGAATCATTAAATTTCTTGTCAATGTAGAAACTTCTTTCCATAATAAGGAAACGTTCGTGAGCTATACGATCATCACGGGAACGCGCTGCGCGCTCCTTGTAATGAGAGTCCAATTTAGAAATTGGAATAATGATAAGACCGGCTATGATATTACCGATCTCTTCATTTGATAGCTCATCAAGATACTCCGACGGCTCTTCCTGAAGAAACATTTCTTCCGGATAAGCGTATTGTAATATTGCGGCCTGCTTTCTTAAAAGCGGTAATGAAAGTTCAAACGCTTCGCGTTTGATATCTTTCTCCTCAATATCTAGAGCATCACGTTTCATGTCCAAAAGGGCATTAAAATCGGTGCTGACCCTACGTTCAAGTAAATGTTTTAAGAGGGTGAAGATATAATAGTTATCCTTCCGGAACCTTACGGTTAATCCAGGAGAAATGATACTATAATCTAAACCTTCCCAGGCGTTTCGGGAAACAAATTCAATGAAAGATCCATACTCGGTATGGACCTTAGATTTTGAGAAATTTATGGGTACTCCAATCTGTTGATAAAGATCTATAAACTTTCGATCTTTATCGTCTATGACGTTATCGTCACCGACCTTCTTCCAATAAGGAAGTTGATCAGGATACATCTTTTCGAGATTACTCTCAATAAAGACACAGTCGCTCGCTTGCGCAATCGCAAACGAACCCCTGATACCCATACCTTGGCCTTTTCCGTACCTTACGGTACTACTAGAGTTTCCAAGGTTCCATTTACAATCACACGCCAAAGTTTTCCAACTTTGCGCGATCTTGTAATTAGTAATTCCGCGGACAAAAATTGTCTGCAGACTATTCGGAAAATTATCTGTCCATTCTGAGGCATCTAGAGAGACTAATCTCTCAGGGGATTGATATTTAAGAATATCATCCCAACCCTTAGAATGTGAATAGTAAGCGATATTGTCGCCGAACTTCTCTTCCGTAGCACGAAGAGCTAAACGCTCCAACGGTGCTAGGACGGTTTGAGTCCAGAAATCGCCTATGGCGATAGTCCGACTCTTGTTTCCCTTATCAGTTACAGCCACCAACTTTCGCAAATACACTTTACTGCGATTGTAGGTGAGAGTGCCAGCCTCTATAAGAGACTTATAGTGTTCTGCACGCTGCAACATATACCTGTAAAAGGGTTCATTTTGGGTTTCGTTACATATAGTACGAATCGCCAAATGAATCTCTTCCTCGTGGTATACAATAGTGTATGCCTCAAGGTCGGCT